CTCCATGACCATCAAAGGGAAGAAATCCCACTGGAGGAATACTCTTAGTTACATTTGTATATGAATTATATCCAATTGCTCCCATGATAATTGGATTCTGAGCATCTTGCCCATCAAGAAAGAATCCAAATACAAAAGTACCTTGTCTTAGGTTTGCAGATTGAGAAGATCCTCCACTACCACCACCAGCAGTGACAGGATACATTACTGATGCCCAAGGCAAATCATCATCAGTTATAGTGTTCACATCAGCAGTATGGTATCCCATAATGCGGACTTTATAACGCTCACCAAATCCTTTTACACCACTTAAGGAAGTTTGGCGATTTCCTGGAATGTTTGGAGTCCATGCAGATTCACTAGCAATTTGCCCTATCCACCAGACAAATCCATCTAATCCAACAAAGTGCTGCTTTAATAAGCTATTTTCAAGCATTATATATTAATCCTCGTAAATTCTACACTCTAGTGCATTTGGATTTTCATCACAGTATAATTCAAATGGGGTTGGATCATGACTATCCTCTGGATGACGCTCATGATATTTTTGAAGAGATTCCAACTCTTCTTGAGCATGTCTTCTTGACTGAGAAGAAACCGTTGGATCCTCTACAATTTTCTTATCATGCTCTATGTGTTTTTGAATGTTTTCCATTGTGCTTAACGGGTTTGTTTCCCAAAAGAATCTCTTACAAGAGTTAGACTGGTGTAAGTGTTTTTGGGAGTTACTTTATGACAAAGACTTGCAATTAAGTATTTCCCACCAGTTTCTTTGTTTGGTTCATCTTTTTTATTATTTATTTCAGGAAAGTCACAATAGATTATATCACCAGCTTTTAAACTAAAATCACCAGCAATCATAATATTAACTTTTATTGAAAATAGTTGATTATATCTCATAATAGACTGAACCATAATATTTTTCGCATCAAAGTTTGGTATTGTTGGATTTGAGTTCCAATTCTTTAATTGCTCTTCTGCATTTTTACCAGAAGGCAAAGCACCAAGATCCAAAATGTGAGACATGATTCTTGTGGGAGAATTTCTGAACTCTTCTGGAACAAAAACAAACTCTTTTCCAGCACTTTGAATTCTGTTTTGTTGATCTGTTATTTGATATGGTTGAACCTCATGGTTAAAAGAATAAAGATTAAAAAATATAGATCTATTATTATAAGTTCCCATTAACATGTTTTGCTGAAGATCCAAATTTCTCTCAATATCAACTGAAAGAATTTTTTCATACTTAGCATCTTTAGTTCCCTTAGGAGAACTTTCAACAGTTGCAGAGTGATTTGAGTAAAGATAATACTTTTTAGGTTCTTGTTGGAATAAAACATCTATAGATTTAAATTTAAATCCTTCTGAAGTTTCATAGAAAAAATATCCACCTGCAGCACCAGTTGCTTTATTCTTATCTATCTTTGGAATTGCTTTAGTTGCTAACCAAGTACAAACATAAAAAGGTTTTCTTGTATTGCCTACAAAATTATAATTACCTACTGTTTCATCAATGTCTATGTTTTTAGTAATTTTTATTCCTGCATTATAGTTTTCTGTAAGTATTTTTTGAATATGATCTGATATTTTCCCATCATATCTTTTTAATACTCTTGATTGCTCATTTGCAATAAACTCTCTCGTACATAGGTCAAGAGTATATACACTTTTTTGTGGACTTGAATCTACATTTTTAACTCTGTTTACATATAGTGCTTTGTCTTTACCAAGAAAAGAAAGAAGATTTTCTTGCTCTTGAGAATCTTGAAACATAATATCAATTCTCTCTCCACCACGTACAGGAAGTCCATCTAATACAGTTTTTCCTTTCAACTTTTCGGTTCCACTTTCAACAATAGCAACTGATGCAGTAATAGTATTTGATAACACATTTTCATAATAACTGAGTTCTGAAATTACCCCACCAAGATCTATAGGTTCTCCTGAAGTAGAAGGATATATTAAAAACTTTTGAATATTTCCTGCTTGGGTTGCTGGATTTGACATTATCGTTTATATAAAGAAACGTTTAATACTTCTCTGTAAGCATCTCCTCTATTTAATCCTCCACCTATGGGAATTAATTGTGCTCCTCCACCAGATGACATTTGTTGTGATTGTTGTGGTTGTGGTAATGGAATAGGAACAACAACACTTTGTGGTTGTTGATAAGATGGTTCTGCAGATACTGATGGTGCAACAGAAGAAACTGGTTTTGCCGAGGAAACTGGAGCAGTTGGAGAAGTTGTAGAAGATGCCATTTTTTGATTAGCGGCACCTCTAATGTCTGCCATATAGATTGTTGGTGGCGGTTGAATTGAACGTTCAACATCAAAACTTGGACCAGCATCTTGCGAAGATGATGCGAGAGAAGAATCTGAGTAGACTCTATCTTCGGGTATTTTTCCTCCATGCCACTGCTTTATCAGTTTTTTTAATTTTTGCACATAAGATATATCTGTTGCATAACCTTCTTGCTTCAACAATTGTGCTGCATGGAAAGAACTTGTTGCTCTATTTACACCACGATATCCTTTGTAATTTTTATACCATTTAGATACTAGATCATTTACAGCATCTTGTGGACTTGAAAAATTCTTAAATCTTGCAGTAATACTTATATATTTTCCACCACTATATTCTTGAGTTCTGTGTAAAGTTGCAGATTCTCCTGCAGTTGCTTTTATTCCAAAGTAATTGAATCTGCCGGATGTCTTTTCTCCCCATCCAGATTCAAGAGCAAATTGTGCAGCAACCAATTCTGGGAATTTAGCTCCAGCTTTTCTACCCATTTCCATAAATTTATTCCACCTTTCTCTTTTTGTAGATCCAATACCTGTTGTTCCAGAGGGAGTTCTCAATACAGTTTTTGCTGGCGAAGATGACCTTTTAGTTCCTGTAGAACCACCTTCTGCTTGAAGAGTTGGTTCCTCTTCATCCTCTTGTTTTGGAAGTATCTCAGATACTTTTGGTTTTATCCACTTATAAAGTTCTTTACCTAACCAGTCACCAATAACCCCACCAACAACTCCGCCGGCGGCAGTTCCAAGAAAAGGAAGAATTAAAGATCCAACTCCAGCACCAATACCAGCACCAATGCTTCCACCAATTGCACCAACTACTGCTTCATCTGGAGGAACACCAAGAGCAAGATCTATACCTAAAGCAATTAATGCACCAACTACTGGTATTCTTTTAAATATTCCACCAATTTTAGCAAAATGTTTTAATCCTTTTCCAGTTAGTATTCCAAGACCTTTACCAACTTGAGCGCCTGTTCTTCCTGCAATTGATGCGCCCAATCTAGGGAGAACTCTAGATGCACCTCTTTTTAAAATAGAACCCGCACCTCTTGCAGCTCCACCCAAAGCATTAGATAATCCAGGACCCAATAAGTTTTTAAGTGGACCTTTGATTAAATTAAAAACTTTAGATCCAAGAGATTTAAATATTTTTCCAACTTGTTTTGCAGCAAAACCAATTGTTTTTCCAATTAATTTAGCAGGTCCACTTAATAATTTTCCTGTAATTTTTAAGAAAAATCTCAAAGACCTTCTAAACCCATTAGTTAAAGCAAGTATGCCAAACTTAAGAGCAGTCCATATATTAAAGTCTTTACTTATACTATCAAATATTCCAATAATCTTTGGCAGATTATCCAATGCAAATACTGCTAGAGTTCCTAGAAAAACATTTGTCAAAAAGTTAATAATAGCATCTAAGAAACTTACTGATGGTTTCTTGATGAATTCTTTTTTTTCTCCTTTTGGTTTTTTCTTTTCTAAATCAGACTCTCTCTTTTTCTTTTTTAATTTCTCTGAAGTTATTTTACTTTTCTTTCTCTCACTTTCTTTATTTGATATTTGATTTTTTAATACTTCTTTTATAGAATCTAAAGTTTTGTTTATAGACTTTAACTCTTTTATAAAGTCTTCAAATCCAATTTTCTTTTCTTTAGAAGTATCTTTCAATACGGATTCTTCTTTTTTTGGAATAAAAGAATCTGTAGATATTCTCTTTGTACTTATTGAAGAAGAGGGACGTAAAACTATTGCTGAGGATTTTTTAATGTCTTTAGAGTCATTTCTCCCAGACTTCGACCTCTTCAGTAAAGAATCAGAATTTACTTTTTTAGCTTTTGGATTTTCTTTCTTTGCAAGAGACTTTGCACCAGCAAGTAATAATGGAAGCATCTTCAGTTACCTCCAACTTGTAGTATTGATGAAGCAGCAACTACACTTAAATTACTATTGTCAACGGAAGGAAACTTTGGTATTTGTGCAGGACTCGCAACAGAAGATCCGGAATTTGCCTGATCTCCACCAGAAGCTTGTGGAATGGGAAATGGAACTACACTTGGAGTTTTTGGAGATGGTGCAGATGGTGCTGCCTTTTGATTAGCGGCACCTCTAATGTCTGCCATATAGATTGTTGGAGGTGGTGGTGATGGAGTAGATGTTGTCTCTCCATACGAAGGGGAATCTGCATCAGTTCCCCTATCTTCAGATGCAATATAATCACCTGTTTTAGTTCCCCTTAAGAGTGCAAGAGGATTTAATCTTTTGCTTCCCTGATAGTACTCAAGGTGCAAATGGGTTTGATTTCCTAAGTCAATAAGTTTTCCAATTTGTTGACCAGCTCTAACAGTATCACCAACTTTTGCAAAGGGAGTCATGTGAAGATATCTTGCTTGGAATCCATCACCATGATCGATCATCAAACCAGAAGTATAACCACTTCTCTGATACCTCTCACCCAAAACCTTTCCACCTTTTATAGCATAAATTGGTCTCTTTGGATCCTGTTTATATGGATGATTTTCGGTAATATCAATACCAGCATGTCCACCATAACTTCTTGGATCACCATATCTTTGACCAGGTTGACCCTTATAACTTCCTTCTGGGAATGGATTTATTGGACCACCACCAGCAGCAGCCTTGACCCTCATATTATTGACAGTAGTGGTTCTTGGTTTATTAGTTCCACCATGTCTCTTATTTGCTTCCATCAAGTTATCAACACCCAACTCTTCTGCTGCGCCAGGAACAAGAACAAATTCACCCTTTCTCAGAGCAGTAAGTTGAGTATCTTGCCCCAAACCACCTACTGTTGTCCCTGTATTTTTATCAACATAACCACTAAAAGAAGATCCTCCATTTCTTCCACCACCAGAATATTGTTTAATTGTAGTAATCTTAGGTGCAATAGTTAATCCTCCACCAGAGTACTGTTTAATAGTAGGTGAAATAGTTAATCCGCTACCAGAGTACTGTTTAATAGTAGGTGCAATAGATAATCGTTCATCTTTCATAGGGTTAATACGTGGTTGAACTAAACCACCACTTTTCATTTGATCAACTGGTTCACCAACAATATCTGGTGCCTCAAATACAGGTGCCTCAGGTATGTTTGGAAGTTGTGGAGAATCAACTTGAGGAGCACCTGGAATAAATTTTAGTGCATTATTAAGTTGATTGACAAATCCTTTTATTCCATCATTAATAGTATCAATAAAATTACGAATTGGTTGTATTAAATTGGTGTCAATCCATTTGACAAATCCATTAAAGAAATCATAAATTCCATTAATTAATTTCTGAATAGGAATCAAAAGTTTTTTTGGATTTTTAATAATATCAAGTAACCACATTGCTGCAGATCCAAGTAAAACATTCAGTAAAAAGTTTTTAATCATATCAAATAGACTTGTAAATGGTTTTACCACTTTATCAAGTAACTTTTCAGAATTTTTGTCTACACCAGATTCGAGTTCACCTTCTCTTTTTTTCTTTGATTGCTTTTGTCCTTCTATCCTATCTTTTTCTGAAGTCTTTTTATCAAGTTTAGATTGCTTCTGCATCAATGAAAGAATTTCATTCAATGACGTATTGATACTCTGAACTGCTTCAAATAAATCTCCCATCAAGAACTTTCTAAGTTCTTTAGATTCATCTTTTTGTTCTTCTGCAATATCTTCCATCTTCTTCTCAGGCGCTTCTGCTGTTCCAGGAAGAAGTTTTTTTGGATCTAATTGTGTTGTTTTTTCTTTGGGTTTTGTTCCGACTACATTTTCAATATTAACTTTCTTCTTTTTTATTTTAAATCTACCAGTCTTACCACGTACTCTTTTAAACTCATCAGTAACAAGTTCTGTTTCATCAGTGGACATCTGAGTGTCCGTCATTCTTGCGGCAGCAACCCTCTCTCTTAGTAGAGAAACATAAGTTCCATAATCAATATCAAAGACATCTTGAAGTCCAAGAATATTTAAAATTCTTTCATCAATTTGTTCATCAACTAAGTCCTGTTCTGTTTTATCAACGGGAACTATTGCCAATTGTGAGTTTGAGTCAGCGGCCATTTTGTTGTTGTTTTAATTTTTCCTCTTCCAAATGCTGTTGAAGTAGTGCAATATAAATATCCCTCTCCCAAGGAATCATGTTTTCAATCTCAGTTAATGAATATTTATGGTACTGCATCAAAGAAAAATTAATTTTAAAATAAGACTCAAGATCCATATGGATCATTCCTAGCCGAAAAAACTTGCAAGACCCTCCAGAACTACTGTACTCTCAACTTTTGTCTTTGGATTTTTAATCTTAACTTCATGAGAAAGTCTTGGCATAGTATCAAAGAACTGTTCAATTTCTTTAAATTGCATAGTGTTTAGTTGTTCAAGAAATTCAACAACTTCTTTTTTAGTTACGTCAGCAGTTGACCAAACTTCCTCTTGATTATAAATTTTATCTACACAATCCGCAATCAGGTCAAAAGACTGATCCATATTATTTCCCTCAGAAAAATCAAAGTTACTCTTAATGAACTGATCGAGAGAGGGATACTTCATTTCCATCATCAGATTGTCATCAATCTTGATTTTGTTTGTGTGTTTATCATTTTTCTTAACTTTGATGTCATCAATATTAATTGTGACATCAACGGGAGTCTCCCCATCATCTGGTGCAGTAATCTTAACTTCTATCTGCTCACCCACAGACTTACCACGAATATTCAAAAACAAAAATTCAATGTCAAATGTTGGAAGAGATTCAACCTTAATATTTTTTGTCTTAATGCAGCTTTTAATAACTGTTTTGATTGCTTTTGTAATTTCTTTCATGTCCTCACTCTCTAGAGAAAGAACAAGAAGTTTTTCTTCTCTTACTAAGAATGGGCGATATTCAATCACTTGTCCAGTAGAAGGTAGTTCCAACTCATATGTTGGCGTAGAGACTTTTGGTAAAGGCATAATGTCCTATAGAAGTTTCAGTGTGATTATTTAGAACTTATATTTTGATTTAAGTTGAGCAAGTTGTGGAGATCCTGCAGGATACTCTGTCTGTGCTCTTTGAAGAATTAGTTTCTGATTATTATTTGGATCTGCACTTGTTCTACCAAACTTTTCAATCATAGTTTGGTTAGATAGTGCCCATGCAGCATAATCTTCACGAAGAACCTCTTGTGTTCCAAACTGAGGATTGAAAAATTCTGGGTTTCCAGAACCATTGAAATATGCCTGCTCTTGTGGGGTTTGTGGTACAGATTCTGGTATAGTTGAATCGACAGCAACAACACTTCTTCTCATTACATGGCGAGTATATGTAAATGATGCAGTAACTTTAAGTAACTGAGATGCTTCATATGAAACCGGAGTTGAAATAATATTGGATGGGAATGCATCTATAATATCATAAGTAACTGAAGTTTGATTACCACGATTCTTTTCAAACTTGGTGATTGAAATATTTGCTTTATAATTTCTTGGCCAATTCATTCTATAATAAGCAGTTGGATCTAAATAAACTTCTCTTCCAAAAGTAGATCCTTCACCAACAACATAACTCATCCAAGAATTTAAAAATTCAAGAATAACATAATTACTATCAACATAAAAAGTTAAATCAAGAGTTTCATCATACATTTTTCTATAAGCCATCTTCTCAGTTACACCAGCATAATCTGAAGTAACTTCATGAGTTGCTAAACTTACTCCAGGTAGAGATGCATCAGAACATGATAGGTTAATTAATTCAAAATTATTACTATTAATTCCACGAGCATTAAAAAAATCACTAAGTTTCAGAGTACCAGAAGTAATATCTACCATATAAACAGAACTAAGAGCAGGTTGTAAAATCTTACTCTTAAGTTCCGATACAGTATAATGCTTCGTAATTGCCATCTATAAATATTTTTTAGGCGTATATATTATGTAGACAAGATATGGCAGAGAGCATCAAGAGCAGATACAAACCAGAATACCCAGCAAAGTATAAGGGCAATCCTGACAATATTATTTGTAGAAGTAGTTGGGAAAGAAAGTTTTGTCGTTGGTGTGACCTCAATGAAAATATAATTGAGTGGGGTAGTGAAGAATTCTGGATTCCATATCGTTCTCCAGTTGATGGAAGGGTTCACAAATACTTTCCAGACTTCATAATAAAAGTCAAAGAACAAACTGGGCAGATAAAGACATATGTTGTTGAAGTAAAACCAAAAAAACAAACAGTTCCACCAAAACAAAGATCAAGAGTTACAAAATCATATTTGCACGAATGTAAAACTTATGCTGTCAATCAAGCAAAATGGAAAGCAGCTCAGGAGTTCTGTGCTGATAGATTAATTGAATTCAAGGTTATCACAGAAGATCATTTAGGCATCAAGTAATGGCATCTAAAAGAGTTTTAGAACTCAAGAAAAGAATTCAAGGTAGAAATGATCCTGAAGATATTTTTATAGAGATTATGGATATCTTTAAAGTATCTGAGATAGTTCCTGATATTGGAAAATACTACACTTTTTTATACCAACTAAAGGATGTTGATCATAAACAACACCTGGAGTCTTTGGTTGGTATAAAAAAGTGTAGTATTTTCCAATATC